GCGATCGGGCGCTTCTGCCTGGCGAAGGTCGACGGCGGACCTGCCGTGCTGGCCACCGTGCGACGCGGCTATAGGGAAGGCACGCTCAACCTGTCCGGACCCTACACCAAGGACTCCGAGCGCCTGGAGTGGGCAAGCCCGATCCTGATCAGCAGGATGTAACCAGCGCACCGATTCACGAATCGTTTTGCATGAAACGCGAAAAAGGTGGTTGCGCAGTCGCACCATTTGAGCCATGATTCGCACCGTCAGCACGGTGCTGGCCCAACTGATGAGGCATCACATGAACCGCGAAACCATCGAATGCGCCGATGAGGCAGCCTGGCTTGCGCTCCGCCAGAAAGACCTGACTTCGACCGAATGCGCCGCCCTGTTCGGCTGCTCGCCCTACATGACCGAGTTCGACCTGTGGCACCGCAAGCGCGGTCATCTGGTGGTCGAGTTCGAGACCAACAGCCGCATGATCTGGGGCAACCGCCTCGAGGCTGCCATCGCCTACGGCATCGCCGAGGACTACGGCCTGGTCATCGAGCCGTTCAAGACTTACATGCGCCTTCCTGAGCTGCGCATGGGCTCCAGCTTCGACTTCAAGATCGTCGGCATCGCCGAAGGCTTCAAGGGCGACGAAACCTACCGCGACCTGTTCCGCCAGCACGGCGTCGGCATCATGGAGATCAAGAACGTCGATGGCCTGGCGTTCAAGCGTGGCTGGATCGCTGATGGCGACAACCTTGAAGCGCCGCCGCACATCGAGCTGCAGGTCCAGCACCAGCAGGAAGTCGCCGATGTCGAGTGGACGATGATCGCTCCGCTGGTCGGCGGCAACACGCCGCAGCCGTTCCACCGCCTGCGCAACCGCGAATACGGTGCTTTGATCGTCGAGCGGATCACCGCCTTCTGGGCCTCTGTCGACGCTGGCATTGCTCCTGAGCCTGACTATGGCAAGGACGGTGACACCATCGCCAAGCTGTTTGCCAACGACAACGGCCAGACGGTGGACATGACCGGCAACAATCGGCTGGCCGAACTGGTCGCCGAATACAACGCCGCGTCCGCTGACGAGAAGGCCGCCAAGGCTCGCAAGGATGCCGCCAAGGCTGAGACGCTGATGCTGATCGGCGAGGCATCCAAGGTAATCGGCTCCGGCTTCACGATCAGCGCCAGCACCACGAAGCCTAGTCAGGGCAAGCTGATCACCGAGGCGGATGTCGGCTCCTACGTCGGCGGCCGGTCTGGCTATCGAGGTTTCCGTGTGACCGTGAAGTAAATCGCACTGTGCCGCACCATGCTGTGCGGCACCTTTCCCCGAGGTAATCGCAATGAGCGAGCAAGATCAGAAAGGCACCAACGTGACCGCTCCCCAGCACCGCGGCGTCCTGGCCGACATGGCGGACCGCTATCAGATGAACCCGCAAGCCTTCGAGGCGACCCTGCGAAACACGGTCATGCCGTCGAATGTGGACGTGACCCGCGAGCAGTTCGCGGCCTTCCTGATGGTGGCCAAGAAGTACGACCTGGACCCCATCACCAAGCAAATCTATGCCTTCCCGGCCAAGGGTGGCGGCATTCAGCCGGTGGTCAGCATCGATGGCTGGATGACCCTGATCAACTCTCACCCGCAATTCGACGGCATGGAGTTCGACGACCAGCTCGAGAACGGCAAACTGATCGCCGTCACCTGCCGCATGTATCGCAAGGATCGCAGCCGCCCGGTGGCTGTGACCGAATACATGAGCGAGTGCGTGCGAGGCACTGATACCTGGAAGAAGTGGCCGGCGCGCATGCTTCGCCATAAGGCCGCCATCCAGGCCGCGCGCTACGCCTTCAGCTTCTCCGGAATCATCGACGAGGACGAAGCCCAGCGCATGGTCGACGTGACGCCGAAGGCCGAAGAGAAACCGGCGGAGCGCGTAACGCACACCCCGGCAACGCCAAGCCGCCTGGCAAGCATCATGGGCACGCAGCAGCGCCAGCCTGAACAGGAGCCCGAACCTATCGACGTTGAGTTCGAGTCCACCGACGAGGAACAGAACCACCATGAATGAGCAGACCATCAGCCCGATCGATGATCGGTTCCTGACCACGAAGGAACTGGCCGAGCGCTGGGGAATATCGGTCTGGTCGATGAAGAAGATGCGGCGAGCCAGCGAAGGCCCGCCCTTCATCGTGACCCGTAACCAGGCCTGCTACAAGCTGTCCGAAGTCCTCAAGTTCGAGGATGGCGGCCTGCTCAGCAAGCAGCAGCTGGCCGACCGCTGGGGCATTGGCGTCCGCGCGCTGGAGTACCGCGACCAGCACGGCGAGCTGCCGGGCAAGGTGATGATCGGCGGAAAGGTCCGCTACCGGCTGAACAAGATCATCGCCCTGGAAGACGCGCAGTCGCGCACCGGCGGCAAGCTGAACAACCCGATCGACCGCAAGTAATCCATCCCACTACCGAGGCATCACCATGAGCGAACCACTGAACGAGCTGATCGTCATCCCGAAGGAAACCGCCCTCGAGGTTTTCACCAAGGAAGGCAGCATCGAGCCCTACCTGGAGCAGATCAAGGCGGCCGTCACCGGCATCGTGCCGGACCTGTCCACCAAGAAGGGGCGCGATGCGATCGCATCCCTGGCCTACAAGGTCGCCAAGTCGAAGACCTACCTTGACGGCGAAGGCAAGCGCCTGGTCGACGAATACAAGGAGATCCCGAAGAAGATCGACGCCACCCGCAAGAAGGCCCGCGACTTCCTTGATCAGCTGAAGGACGAGGTTCGCCAGCCGCTGACCGATTGGGAGAACGCCGAGAAGGCGCGCGTCGATAGCCTGAAGCAGCGCCTGGGCTTCTTCGATGCCATCTGCCAGGGCCTCGAGGACCTGCCGTCGTGCGAGATCCGCGACCGCATGGAGCAGGTCGTCAGTACCGAAATGGGCGAAACCTGGCAGGAGTTCGCCAGCTTCGCCGAGCAGGCCAAGATGGGCGCCGAGCGCACCCTGGCTGCAGCCTTCCAGAAGCGCCAGCAGTATGAAGCCGAGCAGGAAGAGCTCGCCCGGCTGCGCCGCGAGGCCGAAGAGCGCGCCCAGCGCGACCGCGAAGAGCAGATTCGCCGCGAAGCTGCCGAGCAGGCCAAGCGCGAAGCGGAGGCCCGCCAGCAGGCCGAACGCGACGAGGCCGCACGCAAGGTCCGGGAAGCCGAGGAAGCCACGCAGCGCGCAGAACAGGAGCGCCTGCGCCAGCAGCAGGAGAACGAGCGCCAGCTGCGCGAAGCCCAGGAGCGCGCCGAGCGTGCCGCCGAGCAGGAGCGCCAGCGCATCGCCGACGAAAAGCGCCAGGCCGAAGAGGAAGCCCGCCGCCGCGAGGCAGACCGCGAGCACCGCAAGGCGATCAACACCGCCGCGCTCGAGGCCTTCATGGCGGAAGGCATCGACAAGGAAACCGCTATCAAGGTCATCACCCTGATCGCGCAGCGCAAGATCCCGGCTATCTCGATCGCGTACTAACCGAACAACACCCGGGCGCTCCGGCGCCCCAATAACCAAGAGGCAAACACCCATGGGGCTCGACATTACCGCATACCGCAAGCTCACCAAGCTGGACGCAGTGTTTGACGCCGACGGCGATCCGATCAACCCGGAGACGCGCGAGGCGCTTGACTACGATCTGAAGGTCTACGCGAACTTTGATTTCCCTGGCCGCGAAGATGGCCTGGAAGATCGAGCCGTCTACTCCGCCGAGGATTCGATGGGTTTCCGCGCGGGCAGCTATGGCGGATACAACGCCTGGCGCGAAGAATTGGCAAAGCTCGCCGGCTACCCGCTGACCGATTACACCATATACGGCCGCACCGAGCGGCGGCATGACGCCGGAGCCTGGGCCGCTTCGGCTGGTCCGTTCTGGGAACTGATCAACTTCAGCGACTGCGAGGGCATCATTGGCCCTGTCGTCAGCGAGAAGCTGGCCAAGGACTTCGCCGAGTTCGACGAACGAGCCAAGGCGCACGCGGCGAGCAGGAATGACTGGTTCTATCCGCTCTACCAGACCTGGCGCCAGGCCTTCGACATGGCGGCCGACGGCGGCGCAGTAGACTTCCACTGACCACAACCCGGGCGCCACGCGGCGCCCCAACAAGCAAGAGGCATCAGCCCATGATCACAAGACCAACAGTCACCCCTGTAATGATCCTGGAAGCGGCAAAGACCATCTGCGCGCAGCAACAATGGCCGACTACCTGCGCCGACGACATCGCTTCCGAATACCGCTACCGCATGGACGGCTTCGATTTGTGCAAGGCGCTGGAGAAGTGGTGCAGCTGGGACACGTCCAGAGAAGACATGGAAGCGCTCGATGAAATGGATGGCCTGGTAGACGAAGCCCTGAAGAAAGCCGAGCGCGAATGGTTCGAGGCTAACAATATCCAGCCCCCGCTGCCGGTCGGCACTCCCATTCGTGAAGGCGTCATCGCTGGTATCTACGAGTACGGAGTTGCCCGTTACCGGGTAAAAGAAACGGGATGCACTAATGACAGTCGGTTCATGATCATCAAATTCGAGGATGCCGTCGCTCAAGGCGGTGACGCATGAAGATCCTGCTGATCTGGCTATGCACCAGCGCGGCCTTCGATAGCTGCGAGGTTCACGCCCTGAGTCAACCCATCACCCCGAAGCAGTGCGAAGCGATGTCCGGCGTCTATGCCGAGGTGCTGGGCCCTGCCGAAAACTACCGCCTGATCTGCGAGGACGCACAATGACCGCGCTTATCACCCTGCCGAAGTGGCTGACCCGCACGCAGTCGATGAAGTTCAACAGCGTCGACGTGGTGCTGATCATGGCGCTGACCCTGCGCATTCACGGCACGGCCGATGCCATCCGCCAGACCGCGCGCAACCTGCGCTTCAAGGTCTGCATGGAGCACCAGCCGAAGATGAAGGCGCTGGCCAAGCTGGAGAAGGACGAAGAGGTCATTCTGTGCGCGTTCAACATCGTGCAGCGGGCGACGGACGCGATGGGCATTCACCCGGGCAAGCTGTTCGAGGTGCTGCCGCCGGCGGAGCTGCAAGACCCGCCGCGCTGCCACTACAAGCCCATGCGCCTGGCCGGCGAGCCAGGAAGGCGGCACTGGCAATGCCAGCACTGCAGCCACACGAAGCAGATCAATCTCTGAAACCACGCAACTATCGGCGCCGGCCTGACTGGCGCCAGGGAGGATTATGAACCAGTTCAACATCGGCGACCGCGTGAAGAAGGTCACCGGCGACTACCAGATCACCGGCGAGGTCCGGTCTGTTTTCACCAAGGCCAACGGCGAGACGCGCCTGGTGGTAGAGCACAATGCCGAAGGCGGCGGCAGCTTCCTGCATATCTACGGGCCGGCGAACCTGGAGC